ACGGGTCGGTTGTTCGCTGCCCGCAGCTCGGCGGGCCAGCGCGCCGCATTCGCCGCGATCATGTCCTCGGCGTTCGGGGCCTCGCCGGTCCGGGCTTGAAGCTCGGTGCCCGCTGCGGCTGCGTCGTTACCTCTCGGGCTCATGCTCATCTGCTCCTGTCGTTCGTGATCTAGTGGCTACCCGTGGGACTACCCGCTTACGGGACGATGGAGCGGTACGCCCCGCGCGGGTCAACCGGCGCCACACCGAAGTCCGAGCGGACCTTGAAGTCCACCGAGTCCAGCTCGAACTGGTAGGGGTCGGTACCGGCGCCGAGCGCCATGCGGACCATCGGGTCCTTGAGCATGACCTGCGGATCGCTCTGCCCGTTGAGGAACCCGACCGCGAACGACGGGACGTCGCCCGGGTCCGCGAACAGGTACCAGTCGTTCGAGTCCGAGAACCACGGATCGCGGATCACGCCGTCGGCCGGGAGGATCCCCGCCAGCGGATTGATCGTGCCCTTGTCGAACACGTTGGCCGCGACACCAGGCGCGCCCGTGTAGTTGATGTTGACGCCCGTCTGCGCCGAGTTGAGGATCCGCTGCGCGATGAGCTGCATCCGCGCGTTCTTGACCACGAGGATCGACGGCGTGACAACGATCTGCCGCCCGTCGTCGTCCTGCTGGCCTTCCATGAACGCGATGGCGTCCGCGAGCGCGTCCTCCGCCAGCGGCGTGACCACCTGGTTGCCGCGGCCCACGCTGTAGAACGGCTGGCCGTCCGGCGCCAGGCCGGGGTTCTGGATCATCGCGACCACGGTCTGCAAGATGAACACGCCAGCGGCGTAGCCCATGTCGGCCGGGTTGCGATTCAGCAGCTCGTTCGAGTCGTCGTTGATGATCGCCTGGCGGGTGATCGAGTAGACACCGCCGTAGGTGTCGACCGCCAGCCGGGCTGCCGGACGCTCCGTCCGAGCCAGGCCGGGGTAGTTGCCGTGGTCGCCCACGTACCCGATCCCGAGCAGGCCGTTCAGGCCGCGCAGGCGCCGGTCACGGAAGTCCGGTGCGGACTCCTGCCGGGTGTAGCGCTGATACTGCGACTGCGCGCGGCTGTAGCCAGTCCACATCGACTGGCGAACCGGGCCGTAGAGGAAGGACGGGAAGTCCGCCTTCGAGTCGGCCTCCTCCAGGATCCGCTCGTCGCGCCACTCACGGTACGCCTCAAGCAGCCGGATGGGCCGCCCGAACACGCCGTATGGATTGCCGTTCATCGTTGCTCCTTGGGATGTGTGACTGTGTTCCCCGCCAAGGCGCAACGCGCCCATGATGATGCCCTGGAGAGGGCCGACTCAGCCGGGTGGGGGTACCCGGCTGAGAACTCAGACGAAGCTGTCCTTGGAATCCAGGTCGATTCGCACCTTGTTCGCGGGCACACCACGCTGTCCGGCCACCTCGGTGATCCGGCCGAACTTCCCTCCTGCCGGGCCCGTGGCCGTCAGTGCTCCAGTGGCAGCCGTGATGTAGATCGGGTCGCCCTTGACGTTGGCCGAGATCCCGGCGTTTGGCACCTGGACCACTCCCTTCGTGATCAGGTAGTACGGCTCGCCCGGGTCGATCACCGCCTGATTGCTCAGGCCCTGATCCCACGCTCGGTTGACCTGCTTGACCGCGACACCGACGAAGCCGGAGTTCACCTGCGGTGAGCCATGGTTGATGGCCGATGCACCGTTGACGACGTAGACACCCGCGCCTGGACGGTTATATGGCATGAGTCACTCCTTTCTTGGTGCCGATGGCCTCAGTCGTCCCACGCCTTGGTGGGATCGACTCCTGCTTCCTGAAGGAGCGCCCCGTAGAGCGTCCCCTCACTCTTGGCCGGTGGGTCGCCCTCACCGTCGCCGTTCTTCTCGCCGCGCTTGGCGGGAGCGCCGGGCCCCTGGCCGCGAACCCGCGTGGGGCTCAGCGACGCGACCATGCCGCGCTCGTCCTCGATGACGGCGGCGACAGCCTCGGTCAGCTTGACCTCGGCCTTCTTGGTCACCTTGCCGTCGTCATCGACGTCATCCACCACGTCGAGCGCGCCGGTCGGCCCGTTGTCGGTGATCTCGAACAGCGCCTTCGCCTTGTTCGAGAACGCCTCCGGGAGACGCGCCTCGGTGATCTGCTTGTGCGCGGCGTCGCGCATGTCGCGAAGGTCGAGCTGCCGGTCTGCGTCCGCCCGGGCCTCCGCCCGAATCAGGTCGCGCTCCTCCGCTACCGCCGCCTCGACCAGCGCCTTGACGCGCTCGTCGATGATCGGCTTCAGCACCTCCTGGAAGTCCTCACTTTGGAGAGCTTCCTGGAGCGCCTCAGGGGTGATTGCACCCATGTCGTCTGTCTCCTCTGTGTTGGCTTCCTGCGCCGACGACGCCGACTTGGCGAGCGCCTGCTTGGCCATCGCCTGAGCCTGCTTGTCGGACAGCTTCGGGTTCTTCTTCTTGAGCTTGGCGACCATCTCGGCCAGCTCGTCGTCGCCGCCGTCCGCAGCGTCCTCGGCGTCGCCGTCATCCTGCTCGGTGAGCAGGTGAGGACGGACCTCCTGGACGTAGGCGATGAACTCCTCGTCGGTCATTGACTCCATCAGTCCCATCCCGTCCTCCTCGTAGGCAGCCTCCATCAACGCGACGACGCGGCCACCAGCGCCCGCTTCCGTCACCCAATCGACCGTTCCCTTTTCCTCGATGCCCTCGACCAGCCAGGCCCGGCGCCCGTCGCGCATCGTGGGCTGAACGCCGGTGGCGTTCGCAGAGATCGAAGCTTCGACCAGCTCGGGGTCGTTCTCGGCCAGCTCGCGGATGAACGGAGTCGGGAGCGACCAGCCGACGATGGCGCCCGGGCCGAAGCCGGTGGTCGGGTCCTCCGGAACGTTCGGGTCCCAGTAGCTCTCCACGATCCGTCCGCCGAGGTCGCGAATCGAACGCGGCAGGCCCTTCGCGGCCCGGCGTGCCTCGGGGGAGAGATGGTCGATGTACTGCCGCCAGCCAGCGAACTTGTGCGCGTTCTCCTGCAGCATGTTCGCTTCGTAAATGTGGCGGCCTCGGCCCTTGCCGACGCACGGGCGCAGGATGTGGATCGGCAGCAGCTTGGAGCGTTCGGACTCCTCAGCGGCGGTCGCTTCCTCAAGGGGCAGGCCCCGGTCAACGAGCCGTTGCACACGCTGCTCCTGAAGCTCCTCGGGGAACTCGACGGAGTCCCGCGGGAGCGTGTACATCGCCTCGCGCAGTTCGAGTGTTCCGTCTGTAGCGCTCATGCGCCCCGATACTAAGGCGCTATGTGCGCTTGCCCTCAGACGGATTCTGCGGGGGATACTTCGTCAACGAGCGGGGCGAGTGCTAACAGCGGGGCCAAGCTACCGCCGCTAGCCCCGCTCACCCCTGCGGGCGGTCCGGGTCAAGGTTCTCGAACTCGTACACGATCCACTCCCACGGCGCCCAGCGAGCGTCGCCCCACCAGCGCGAGAGGTCGTCGTCACGGATGCCCTCGTGGCAGCCGCCGTGGTCCTTCTCGCGGATGCAGATGGTGCCCTGCTTCGACTGCGCGCCGCAGAGCGCCATGGTCACCTGCGTGAGGTCGTCGTGATTGCTCACACTGCCCGCCTGACGTAGACCGTCGGTCCGCCGCAGGCGGGGCACGGCGTCTTGGAGAACGCGTCGTAGGTGTAGTCGCGCGGGCGGATCGCTGGCTCGGCCTTGCCGTCGTTGTACTGCGGGTTGTACATGCACGCCGTCTTGTAGGCCTGCGTGACGTGCTTGCAGTCCTGGCGGTACTTGAAGCCGGGGCACGTGCAGTGGACGCCGGTCTCGCCGTGGAAGGAGACGACATAGGTGTCGCCCTTGGAGCCCTCCACGTCGAACACGCCGAAGCAGGACGCGCAGTCCTCCATCGTCTCGATGTCGTAGCCCATCAGGCCGCCTTCTTGGCGGCCTGAGCGGCGGTCAGCTTCTTGCCGGTCGTCCAGTCCACCGGCGCGCTCGGGAAGCACACCGAGCAGAGGGTCGGCCCGTGCTCGTCCACAGCCACGGCCTCGGTCTTGCCCGACAGCTCGGGCAGCCAGCCGAAGGTCGTCGTCGGGCGGCACGTTGAGCAGTACATGCTGCTGTGGATGTGACCGGGGCTGCTGGTCACCAGGAAGAACCGGGACCAGCCGGTGTAGGTGGCCTCCAACTCGTCGCGCCCAGCGAACAGGACATCCCGCTCGGCCAGCAAGGCCTCACGACCGGCGAGCGCCTCGGCGTACTTGTCGGCCTCGTAGGCCGCGCCCTTGAACTCGGTCCAGTCGGTGCCGGTCCAGCCGTCGCTCTCCGTCTTGACGTGGCTCGCCTTGTACTCAGCGACGTAAGCCGCCTTGGCCGCGACGATCTCCAGCGCCTCCTC